TCATTTTTCTTGTATGAGTTTTATAATCGGCTTCCCAGGTATCGCTTGGGATCCCTACTTTATTAAAAACCTCTACCCATTGTTCATCATACTCCAGTCTATCGTATAATTGGAAAGTTTCCCAGCGAGTTGAGACAATAGGTAGTTTGTTTTCTATGGCAAAAACCAACGACGGAATGTTGCCCCCAACAACAATCTCGTCGTATTCGTATTCAATCATTTCTTTTCAAGTGCTGCTACATAAACATAGCCAAAACTAAAAACAAAAGTTACAACTAAAAATGTAATAATAACGTTAGCCATTATGTCCTCGTAAAAGTGCACCAGCGGCATAAGGAAACTCCCTTTCGTAAATCATTCTACCTCCTTATAAGTTTCTTTTTTTATTATTTTCTGTATACAAGCAACAGAAACTTCATACTTTTCTTTTAGTTGAGAATAAGAATACCCTTCTTTTTTGTCTTTTCTTATTTCTCTAATTTGCTCTGGTGTAAAAAGCCTTTTAGAATAGTTTGGTTTTGTGACGGCTTTCCTAAACCTCTCCTTGAACTCCTCGGTGTGGCTTCCTCCATAGTTGAAACCAGGGTGCTCACCACTTTCAATCATGGAGAATTTTTCTTCAATCATTTTTTTATGTTCTAAATTTATTCTCTCCACATGAAGATAGGATTGGTAATTAACTATACGAGCAATAGTATTTCTCGTGACGTTATAAGCCGATGCTAAGTGTTGAATTTTTTCTCCTTGAAAATGTTTTTCTCTCAGCAAAAAAACTTCCTCATCTGTAAATTTTGATGTTGATGATTTTTTCCCTTTTTTCTTTTGAGACATTATTTTTTTTGCTTTCTCTGTATGTCTATAGCCATAATTTCCACGAGATGGATCTTTTACTAAATTATAGCCATCTTCATACGAATTGAACTTATCAATAAACTCTGCCTCAAGAAGAAGAAGTTGAGGCTCTTCACAAGAGCAAATAAAAGAAAATTCTAATGCCTCTTCTCCATAGAAATTATAAGCATTTTGTAAGTGTGTGTTAGCGTGCCTATTATTTCTAAGAGCCCATAAATGCTGTCTTTTTCTTTTTTCACAGTCTTGTGAAGAGCCTACATAGTGCCTGTCAGAGTTTTTGAAAGTTATTTTATAGATCCCAGTCATCATACACTACTTATTACGCCTCTATACTAAGTAGTATGCTAAAAAGAAAAACTACATGTTTTTCTTCATTGCATCGGCGGCATAGGGAAATTCTCTTTCAACAAACTTCAACATTGCCTTAGCCAGCATTTGAATTTCCCATTGTGCTTCCGGCTTATCACGAAGACCGATGAATTTCATAATGTTTGAAAGGCAGGCGGTTGCGTAGTAAGTAGTGTAAAGGTTCTGAGGTAAAACACCTCTTGCTTGTTCTCGGCAAACCCCTGCTTCAATAAGCGTATCAAACAACTGCAAAGACTTTCTGTGGTGTTCTTTTACAACATCGGCAGTCATAAATGAAATAAAGTTTCCTTTTACTGCTACACCAATGTCTGGATTGATAAGCTCATCTTCGTTTGAAGCTTGACGATTGCTTTTGTGTTGTGTCCTGAAACTTTCGGGTTCATAGAACTCTAAGTTTACATCTGTGTATCTTCGTGAGATCTCGTTGTAAGACCACGTTCTGTGGCGATGATGCTGAGAGCGAACAAACAAAGGAACAACACACCTAAAAGTGATTCCACAATGCTCCAAGGTTGATGTGTGTTTGTGTTCAACCAAGTAGTTAATAAGCTTTTTATCTCGCTCATCTAACTCCTCCTTTTCAACTCCAAAAGAAGCACGAGCAGAATTGACAAGCATAAGATCATCGCCCCAAGATTGTACAAAATCGCATCTTCCGATCTGATCATCGTATAAATAAATTGTTTCATTTTTAATTTCCATTAGCATCCATCCATTGGTCCAACATAACGCTGTCGCATTATTGGGAAAAGTTCTTCACAGTTAAAAGAAAAGCTTCCGCAGTTTTCGCAAAACTCAACTTCACAAGCTTGTTCTGCTAGCCCAGCTGGCCATTCGCCATAAGGAATAGTTTCCCATTCACGATCATTTAACTCTTCATTGTCTAAATGGTAACAAGGATCAACAGCTTCAATACAATAAATTGTTGCGTATTCAAAGCCATTGTTCCAATTAGTTCCATAGCAAACACAGTCTGCTACAGCTTCTTTTGCTGATAAAACAAATGCTGCAAATAATAAAAATAATACTAGTTTTTTCATTAATCTCCTAAGTATAGCAAGCCATAATATGGTTTTCTAAAATAAACAATTGTTTTTCACCGTTGGTATCAACAAAACTTTCTAACATTGTTGTATCAACAACCAAAACAGTGGTTAGTTCATCTTGTTCTGAAAATGATGTGCAACCAGAGCCAACTCCAACAAGGTTTGCTTTTTGGTATCTTTGTTGAGTTTGTTGCACATACTCTTGTGGAAGAAGAACCGCAGTTTGTGGCTCTTCTTGTTTTTCTTCTTCAATCAAAGAAATGTGCAAGTAGCGATTACAAGGTCTAAGTTTCATTTATGCTCCTCGATTTGCTGAAACGGCGGTTAAAAGCCGTGAATACATTTCTTGTAGTTCATCTAGATCTTCGTCTTTCTTCAACATACGATAAGCTTTGATAGCAAGTCGCATTTCATCTGTTGAGAGCCAGTCATTTTCTTTATAGTTTGCTCGCAGATCTCGCTTTGCGTCTTTGTAAGGCTCCATTTCTTGCTCAATAGCATCAAAAGCCTGAATAAACTCACGAATCTTTTCTGTCTTTTCTTCTTCACTCATTGTTGTCCTCCAGTTGGTTTAAAATGCGATCAAGTCGCTGAATAATGTTGTCAAAACGATCTAAAATACGATCGACTGACTGTGTAAAAAAGTGTAGCATTCGTACCTCCATTGACGAGAACCATAATAGCACTCGTCGGGCTGGAAGTCAAGTGTTTTTACTGCTGTTCGTACCAGTTGATGTTAACTTGCCCGGTAATAGATCCTGATGTGCGTATTGCGATAAGTATTGACTGACCGGAGGAAAGAGCTAGATTTAAACTTTGCAATAGTTCTGTCTTTGATGATGCTGAACCAACAACCAAAGTAAAAAACGGTGTTATACTAGCAATGTTTGCTATTGTATTTGCTCCGGCACCAGTTGGAACCAACGTTGCAAACGAAGCAATGCTATTTTGTTCATTTACATATTTAAAATCAACAAGTCCAGTAATTTGCGCTTGTAAAAATAGTGCTACTTCTAAAGTTTTATTGTTGACTTCGTTCGAAGCGGCTATTCTAACAAGATCAAGCTCACCAAAACAACTTTGGTCTCTGAAAACTCTATTTGCTTTTAAAAGAGCCAATGGAGCAAATGTTGATGGTGAGTTGACGCCGGTAAAAGAAAATGTTTCCGAAAACTTAGGATCCAACTGCGCCGTGTTTCCTTCGACAAATGAAGCCATTGATACTGTTTTTAAGGTTTTGCTAGTTGAGCCGCCAATGTTTGCTGATGTTGCAAGAACAGAAAGGTTTGGGTTTTTTAGAACAGGGGTTGTTCTATTGTTTGCGTTTTTAATTTTATGAAAATTAACTAATTTACCAGTATTAGGATCTTCTATACTAAAAGTCGCATTACCAAAACCTAAGTATTGGTAAGCAATTTGAAAAACATTGCCTTTTTGAGGATCTAAGACCATTTTAGTCTCGCCAGAACCATCTAGACGATCAATGCTAAAGGAACCAGAGGGTATAAATGTATTTGTTTGTTCTAGACCGGCTTTTGTTCTTGTAAAAGAACCAACAATGCTTGCACCAGATACTGAATAAGAGCCAGTTGAGGTGCTATTTGAGCGAGCGCAAATAAAATAAACTGAAGAGCTAATAACAGAGGTTATAAACCCGCCTTTTCCAACTTGTGAATAGTCTGCTAGCGAAAGTTGATAAGCAGTTTGTGCTGGGCTAGAGTTGCCAGCAACTGGAACAACAACGCTATCCCCATCTAGTGTCACAGTTACGTTCCCGGTTCCTGCTCCGGTAGTTATAGTAAGTTCTCTTATTTCTCTTTGACCAGTTTCTGAGTGTAGTATACCAAAGTTTGTTCCAAAATATCCAATAAAATAACCACATTCAGCTGTACCTGCGCCTATAAACTGTGCATTTCCAGCATCAGGCGTATCAAAAAGTGCTGTTGCTCGAAGAAGTGATGCTTGTCCTGCTCTATATTTTAACCCTCTTCTAAACTGTACAGTTGCGGATCCACTAGGGCTTGTCCCACTTTGCAACTCGCACATACCACTTGATGCTGTTACATTTGCGCCAGCAAAAGAAGAAGTAATGAAAATTTGATCATTTATTCCATAGACAAAATCACCCTGTCCTTGAACATTTGCTTCGGAGACTTGTACTTCACCAAAACCAGTAGAAGGTCCGTCAATGGTGACTTTATCTGCGCCGTTGATTTTTCCTGCTCTGTCTAGATTAACAAAACCCATTATCCTACCCCCACTGATCCTGACCAGTTATTTTCTAACTCTGTCGTGCTAACTGTTGTTATTCCTGCAATAACTGATGCCGAGGCTTCATTGAGCCCATCATCACTCAAAAGATAAAGTTTTATTACTCTAAACTCTGCCTCAAAGCTTTCACCGTTATTAAGAACGGCATAGTTTGTATTGACGGTACCTTTTACACCTTCTGAAGAGAACCCAAAACGTAAAGGAACATTTGGGGATGTTGCAGCGCTTGTATTTGTAATAACAACAAAACGAGTTACATTTGGAAATGCAACTTCGTAAGGTGTTGATGAGGATACAGGGATCGTCAAAGAGCTCGTAAGATAAGGTATTGCTGACGCTTGATAAGATCCAACATTACCTAAACCACTTCTATAAGCAAAATTAGACATCACTATAAATAGTAGATAAAAAAGAAAAGGCGGACCCCGGGGTCCGCCCATAAAAAACAAAGGATTTCTTACCTTACTTCACAGTTTCCGGCTGCACAAGCCAACTCTCCTGAGAGATCGGTGTTATCATCTAACTCAACAACCTTTGTAAGATCAACGTCTGAAAGGGTTTTGAGAAGTGCTTCATAAGTTTCTTTTGAACAATCTTCAAATGGCGCCTGAGTGTAATTTCCACCATCATAAGGAAGCACTGAAAGTCCATTATAAGCTTCTCGGTTTTCCCACATCCATTCACCTACGTCTTCCCATTCATTATCACGAACTGAAATAGTTGCTGAAACATTGTGAGTGTTCTCGCCTTTTCTGTGCCCTGACTTAACCCATTCGTTTGATACACGCTGAACTCGCTTAAGAAGTGAGAAAGCACTTTCTGTTCGGTAGATTGCTCCTTCTGGTGCTTTTTGCGGTACTGAAATAACAGCAGTATCGTGTGGGCGGAAGTATTCATCTTCAACAAGCTCTGGATGGTTCTCAAAAAGGTAAGAATAAATGGCTTCATTCTTTCCAACACGAAGACGACGAATGTAATAGTCGTTATGCCAAGCGTGAATACCTGATGAAGTTCCAAGAGTTAGTGAAGTTGTTCCTGCAGGCTTTACACAAGTTGTGCGTGCTGCTGGGCGAATACCAATAAGGTCTGCAATTCTTTTATTTTCTTCCTTGACGGCTTTTGCGCCTGCTTCCATGTCTAAGTTTAGGACAGCGCCTGATGCAATACCAGTCATTGAGACACCAACAAGAGCGTCTTTTTCTGTTGTTCTGCGCCAAACATCACGAAGATAGTGAAAGTCTGTGTATCCGGCTTGTAGTGTGCCTAAGAAAGCAGCAGCACGGCAGCGGTTTTCGTATTCTTCTTGTGAGTCAACATCTGATGCATTGATCTCGGTTAAGTTGCAAAACTGATAAGGGCGAAGTGCGATTTCGCAGCAAGGGTTGGTTCCCCAATCTTTATCGTTTGAAAGATAAATGCCTGGCTCACCTGAACCTGACTTGCGAATACGATCCCAAAGTGAAAGGAAGTATTCTTTTTCTACTTTGTGACGAAGAATAACTGCCGAGTTGTTTGCACGACCACGGTGAGGATGTGATTCCCACCAGTGTCCTGTCTTTGAAGCAATCATTTCATCATCATCAGCAGAAAAAAGAGAAATAAGCGCAGCACGACGAATACCACCAGCAAGTACAGCATCTGCAATATGACATACCATGTCGTGTACTTCAATTGGTGTAAGTTTATCGCCATCTTCTTTTTGTGAAAGAATGCCTTCAAGTTTGACCAAGCATTCTTTAAGTGGTTGTGGTCCTGGTGCTTTTCCGCCTGATGTAACAAGTCGTGCTCCTTTTGGTCTAATGTCTGAAAAGTCAAAACGAACTCTTGAAGTGCCTCTAAAATAAGAAGCAACAAGAGTTTTTACTGCATCAGCCCAGCCTTCAATGGAATCTCCAATAAGGAAACGGCGGGTACGCTTTTCATTTGGGCGTCGGATCTCTGGTAGTTTATCTACGTGGTGCCCCTGAACTGAATAACCTACACCTGTACCACCAAGAAGAAGGAACATTGCTTCTGAAAAAGCAGCAGGATGGTCAATAGGTAAATAAGCGCAGTTGTATACACGGTTTGGTGCTACTTCAATAGGCTTTCCGGCAAACTGCATTGAACGCATTGAAGGAAGAACCTTCTTTGGGCGAACGTAGTTTTCGTATACGTTTGAGATCTCGTTTGCAAGATCTGGGTATTTCTTCATGTGCATAAGCATGTTACGATTTACCAACTCATCCCAAGTTTCCCTGCGGTTCTGGGCTGGATCGTATTTGGCGTACTTCATGTGTACTGTAATGTCTGATAAAATCTTTGTAGCAAGTTCCATTGTTTATTCTCCTTCTTCGTTTTTCATTTGCTTGTACTGCTCTCGCAGATGATTCATTTGTCTTTTTGCCGTATTCTTTTTTAGGTCTTCAATGGACTCGTTTGTGGGCTCCAAAACTCTGATCTTAACATTGCTTGTATCCATGAACAAAGGGAATACTAGCCCGTCAGCGCCATTACGATTTTTGGCGACATACAAACGTCCAGTGTTATTGTTGCGATCTTCGATCGTTCTGGAAAGTGAGCAAATAAAGTCAGCAACAAAACACTTGTTGAATGCTTCTGAAATAGCCTCCATCGTAACGATTTCAGCATTGACGCCAGAACGATTTGTTTGTGAAGCAGTCCAAATAGGACAAGAATACTTTTGTGCGAGTCCCCGTAGTTCCTCGTAGATAGATTCGAGCTCAAATCTCTTGTCTTTATAACTAGTGACTGACTTCAAAAGATCCGCATAATCAACAATAATTGTTCCGATTTTAATGCCTCGTGAAGCAAGCTTTTCTAAGTGTCGATCAAGAGTTGCGATAGACGCTGACTTTGTTGGGTATTCTTTTACAATAAGAGCGCCTTCTACTTCTTTGATAGAATCCAAAACATCTTCTTTTCTATTTTTAAGTTCGTTTAATTTGATCTCGGAAATACAAGAATCGTACCTCTGAGCAATAACTTTATCGGCAAGTTCTAGTGTGTAATGAACAACAGTCTTGCCGGCTTTTACTGCTTGTGCTCCCAAGTGAGTAAGAGCCATTGACTTTCCTGCTCCTGTTGGTGCAATAACAACACCAAGTTCGCCAATGCCGTGGCCACCTTGTGTTAGATCGTCAATAAGTGCCCAGCCTGTTGTGACTGGGTGTCTTGGTTTTTCTACATACCGAGCATCAAAGTCTTTGATAAAGTCGTGACCAAAGTCATTGTCCATACCAAGTTTTAGTGCTTCATCAATAACACCTTTGATCTCGTCAAATGAAGAGTTCTTGATAAGTGAAATAGAATGAAGAATAGCTTCTTGCAACTTTTGCTTTTTACAAAAGTCCAGTGCTTGGTTTTTAATGTAGTCTGAGTCAGCAACAACCTGAGAACCAATAGCCTTTGCGACAAAGTTTCTAATAGTTGCCTGAACTGACTCTGGTAGATCCGTGATCTCGGTTCTTACCAAAGTTTCCAAAGTTTCTTCCGAAGGATGAATGTTGTATTCTCTTCGGTGTTTAAATACAAGTTTAGTTAGTTCTTGGAGTGCCTTGTTTTCAAAGAAAGATACGTCTAGCACTTCTTCCATTTGATCTGCAAAAGGTCGATCAAACATAATAAGCTTACATAGCTTTTCTTGAAAGGACTTACCAAATTTTTCAAATCCATCTGTATTGTTGATGGCTGCGTTGTTCATCATATTCATTGTCCCTCCTTTTTAGTTTATCGCTGGTTATTCATTACCATTCTTGAGTATAGCCGAATGGAAGACCAGTCGTATGCTCCGATACCATCTTTGATAAGTGATGCATCAAAGTCTCGCTGTGAATACGAGAACGACTCATTATACACTTCTTTGATGCCGTCTGCAACCCCAATCGGAATGTTCGGAGCATAAAGCTGCATCATTTTATAATTACTTTGCAAGAGATCTTTTGACTCCAATAATTTTCTATGAACTGCTTTTGGCTTTTCTTCTTTCTTGCAGACTTCTAGAATAGCATCAATACCATAAGATTTATGGTCTGAAAGGAACGGAAATGCCCTTACAAGCGTCTTGATGCCAACACCCTTAACCCCGGGTAGGTTGTCAGACTTATCGCCTTCTACGGCTCTTGCGAAAGCCATGTTGTTTGGGTGAACTTTGTATTCTTCAACAACAGTCTTGAACGTCTCAAACTTATCTGAAATAGGGCGATAAAGAATAGTGTCTTTTGAGCAAAGCTGTAAAAAGTCTTTATCATTTGACACAATAAACTTTACTGCATCTTTTGTTGTTTCGTTCCCGCAAAGAAAAGCAATAACATCATCTGCCTCAATACCATCATAAATGTATTGCTTTACTGGAATAGTTTCAAGATATTCAACAAGACGAAGTTGTTGCCAAATCCTATTCTTCATTTTATCATCATCTGTAAGATGATCGTAGTTCCAGTTCATTTTGATAGGCTTTCTGCCTTCTTTGTATCCTTTGTTCTCGGATCTTTTGCGTTTTGCACCGCCGGGACCATCCCAACAAACGTGAACTTCGTGTGGATCAATCTCACGAATGCATTTTTGCATTGATTTTAGGAAGCCGTAAAACCCCCCGATTGGATCGCCATTGGGTCCAAGCGAGGGGTTAACAACATACGATCTCAAAAACATGTTGAGAGCGTCAATAATCATAATCTTTTTATTTAACATAAGCAAACCATCCTTCTGCCAAAAAGAAGTCTTCAAGTTCATCAGCAACAATCTTTGGAAGATGTTTGATTTCGCCTTCAATCACTCCGTCAGGTAATGAGTTTGCAAAATAAACTGTTTTTGTTGTTGCTGCTCGTGCGTTGTTTGTGGTCCAGATCCTTTCAAAATGTTCTTCAATAGACTTTCGTCTTTTGTATATTTGTTCTGCTGTTAGCGCTTGGTATACACTTTCATCTGAAATGCGTTCTGTTCCTATTCCGCCTGATAATCCAAACCAGCCGGTTACAATTCTTGATTTACCATCTTGTCGCTTTCCTTTGTAAATCCCGTAGCGTTCTCCCGGTGAGGGGTTGTGGTATTCTACTAGTTGTCCAATCATAGTTTCATTTCTCCAATGTGTTTTTTGTCCACAGAATAAATAACCTTTTTGATGCCAACGTGTTTCATTGCTGCTTGGCACATACAACAAGGCTTAGACATTCGCCACTCTCCCTGTGGATTGATACGCACAACATAAACAGTTGACCCCAAAGTTGATTCTCGATCAACTCCAAGGATACAACTAAGTTCTGCGTGGATAGTAGCGTGACAAGGAACATCCCTGAACCGGGCGGCAAAAGAATGAAATTGGTTCTTATTGACGCCCAGGTTCAGGATCGAAGCACCTTTTGCCAAAACGGCGCCGTGCTTAAAAGTAGGAAACTCAGAGTTGCTTGCTTGCTTTGCGGCAAGCTTAAGCATTCTTTTTTCTCTACTCGTCGGTTTCCGATGGGTCGAGGAAGTCTTCGTTGTCGTCGTAATAGTCTTCGGCATTTCCAGTTCTTTCATCAAATTTCCTCACTACAACTTCGTCCATAACACTTAATACTTCTCGACGAAATAGTGGGTCTTCTAACTCTTGAAGCCAGTCTGCCGCACGGAACTTCTTCTCTGAACCATCACGGAAAGTCAAGCTATACCAAGCACCTGTCTTTACTCGTTCTGAAATCTTGATTGCTTCTAGCCAAGACTCTTCATCAAGAATACCGGGCTTGTCTGTTCCAAACATAATCTTGAACTCGCAAGAACGACCTTCGGTTCCAAACCGAGACTTTTCCAACTTGCATTTTACAAGTTTTCCAAGACGGAAGCCATTATCATCTGTGATAAAGTTCTTTTTTGACTTTGAACCTGTCAACCAAATACGAAGTGAATAAACATAAGCCATTGCTTTTCCACCAGGTGTAAAGTAAGGCGTTGTCATTGCTTCGGCAACGTTTGAAGTAATGTTGGTTTTTAGTTGGTTTAAAACAAGAACTGTTGCTTGCTTATCAGCCACTGGAAGTGAAAGTTTTTCTGTGCCCTTCGCAAGAACTCGTGGCTTCATTGCCATTGTTGCTTGTGGGTTGAAGTCTTTGTCCAGATCTGCTTTTGCAGGCGTCATAGCAAGTGAGTCCCAAATGAATAGAACACGATCATCAGTCTGACCTAAAATAGTTTCCATTGTTTCCAAAACCATTTCAACTGTGGTTGCTTGAATGTAAAGCAGGTTATCTAAATCACATCCAGCAGCAGTCAAGAAAGCAGGGTCAATAGAAGACTCAGAGTCAAAATAAACAACCTGAATGTCTTTCTTTTGAGCGCTTGCCGCAACTTGAGCAGCCATGTAAGACTTGCCTGTTGCTTCCAAGCCAGCGATTTCAGTCCATTTCCCAACAGGGATCCCGGCAACTTGACCCTTACAAATAATAGAGTCAAGCCACCGAGAACCTGTGGGGATCCAATCTTTTACTTCGGTTGGATTTTCTTCTGTAAGATCGTGAGCAACCACAGCGCCCATTTTCTTATTTAGAAGGTCTTTTAGATCTTTGATCCCCATTCAGACCTCCTTATACCAAGTCAGCAAGAGCGTTGGCGACACGAGATCCGCCACCAACTCGGGTTGTTTCACTTGCAAGTTCTTCAGCATCTGCACCGTCAGACATAAGGAAGTTGTTGAGAATTTCTTCAACTTCTTCAGGGGTCTTGCGGTTCTGCATTGCATCAATGTCGGGAAGGTTTGCAAGCCAGCCTTCAACCTGGTTTTCGTCCTTTGAAAGAGGCGAAGCCTTCGGACGAGGACGCACAGAAGTCTCGGGATAAAGCTTGCCCGAAGTCTTGTCGTAAGTTACCTTGAGATCAAAGCCGCTTTCTGGGTCGGTAATGTCTCCAAAGTCAGGATCAAGAACAGTCTTGAGAAGTTCCTCATAAACAGTCTTTGAATACGACCAAACCATTGGACCGTTTTCTTCCTGCCCACGAACAATAACAGGCGAGAAGAAGCGAGCCTTGGCGGAAAGATCACGAGCCATCTGCCGGCTTTCATCAGAGCCTTCATCGTAAAGCTTGCGAACGAAACGATCAAGCGCATCGTCTTCACCAAAGTTGCGCTTGGGTGAAAGGAACGGAGGAGCGTTGCCCACACGATAATGGACAAAATACTGCTTGAAAGGATCACCATCCGGGGTTGGAAGAATACGAACCTCATAAGTGTTTCCAAGTTCCATCTTAAAATAGTTTGCGCCGCCAGAACCCTTGTTGTTCAATTGGTCAAGCTTTGCCTTCATCTTACTCATATCAATAGCCATAGTGTTGTACCTCCTGTGTTGGCTGGGGGCGACCTCGTAAGCCGCCGTGGTGAAACCACTATACCACGGGTCGGGGTCGGGTGTCAAGCGTTTTGTGCGCCCCGTGGATCGTCAGCTTTCCAGCTGCTGTTCTTGGATCATAGTGCTATATTGTACTAAGTATCCATAGTTGTGCTCCAGATCAGAGCGATAAATAACGAACGATGATGCGTTTGCTGGTTCTGCCGTGTTGATTGATGTATTAATGTCTTTAATCTTCATAAGTCTTGCAGGTTCTTTGAGCGCCTCATCGTTGAGAATATAAATGTAGCTTGTTTCTCGGGGGAAGTCAAGAGAATAAAACATCTTTTTTTCTCCGTCTTCTACATTGAACACGCCAAGCGTTGCAATGCGTGCTGTTTCCACTGGATCGTCTGTTGTATTTAAGATAGGTCTTTGATCTTTGCAAAAATTAATCATGTGAAATGTAGAAACAACAAGTTCGTTTAACTGTTCGTAATAGTTTAGAATGTTTACTTCTGGGTTGATTTTTTCTAACTCTAAGTTATCAACAATGTATAGTTTTTCCAGCAACCCAGAGCGTGCAAACTCTTGAAGAATCATTAGGGCTGCTTTTTGTTGTAGTTTTGCTGTTCCATTGATTGTATTTGGATCAGACTTAATAAAAATAACTGATTTTAAGTTTTCTTTTACTTCTTCCATTAAAACCAAGCTTGCTGCCGATGATTTTGCTGCTCCGTTGATAATAAAGAGTAGTTCATCGTCCCCAGCAAAGGTTTTTAAGGTTTTTGACCACTTTGCTTTGGTCTCAACCATTTTTTGTTCTAGATCTTCTACCTTTTTTGTTGTTGGAATCTTGATTTCGCCTTTTGCAGATACGCAAAGAACAGAATAATCGTAATATTTCTTAAAATGTTCAGCAAGTTGGCTTCCTCCGTCGCCAATACCAATGATTTTTTCGATCATCGTGGGATCTCCTTTAAATTTCCAAGTGTTTTTCCTGCTTTAATGCTGGATTTAAAGTCGCCAAAGCGTGTTGAAGAGAAAGTATCCACCAAATCGTCGATCAAGTCAAGATCTTTCTTGCTCATATCCAACACAATGCAGTCGTGAATAATAAAAGCAACATAAGTTTTGCGGTTTTCCAAGAGTTCGTTGATTTTGCTTGTGTTTTCGTATACCACATCTGCTGTTGTTGACTGAATAACATAGTTGATGGCGTGATCTTCGTCGCACTCAATGGCTCTGCCGAATGGTGTTCTTACAAAGTCGTGATGAAACCAATCTTTTTTGATTTTTTCTTTGTCGTATACTTCTTCAAGGGTTTTATTTGCCGAAGTTTTGCCGTAAAGCCATTGAAAAGCTTTTTTCTTTGCGTTCTCACGATCATCAATACGAGAAAAGACGTTTTGCATGTTCCATTCGTGAATGTCTTCTTCGGGTTGTTCTTTGCCGGCAAGAGCCAACATTGTTCTAAGCTCTGCGGCGTTGAAGTCCAACTCAACAAAAAGGTCATTGTGTGGACGAATGGCTGTTTTAAACTCAGCAGGAAGGTTTAGAATAGGAAAAGAGTTTGGTTTTGTGCTTAGCCTTCCTGTGATGGTACCATAAGGATCGTAGTGAACCCATCTGTTGTTGCCTCTCAGGCTTCGCAGTTTGCCTTGTAAGGCTTTTGTGTTCACCATACGTGCGGCGACATCAAAGTCAAAAAGAACTTCGTTATAGTTCATTTGAGAAAGAATACGATGAACTTTAACCATGTGGTCGTATGCTTTTGGTTTTGTGTAGTTGTTAAGAACGTTGGTTGTTATTTTGTTTTTGATCTCGCAAAGGTCAATAAGAAATGAGAGCGGCATAAAGTCATACACACACCATTCTTCAATGTTAAAGTCAACTGCTTCAAAAGCCAAGTTGAAAGATTGCAGTTTTTTCTCAACGTTGGTGTATTCTTCCATAAGATCGGCTGGGCAGCATTCTTTTAAGGAAGCACCATTAGCCCAGATCTGAGCAACTTTTTGTTGGGGCTTATCTGTTGTTTTATGAAAAGCCCAAGTTTCATTTGTGTTTGTTTTGTATTCGTCAAAATGAAAAACGCCGTCTTCATAGACAGCGTGGCATTGATTTTTTGTGTCAAGTGTTTGGAACATTATGTAAAAGTCCGGGTCGTTTTGAGTTTTCTCATCTGTCCAACAGCATACTCCATTGCGGAGCGGAAGTCAAGCGTCTCGTTGACGATGATAGCATTATTTATTA